TCAGATGTATGGTATCGTAATAAGTCTAGAGATATTAGAAAACAGAGGACTATGGACTTTTTCAATGAACGATATTCTATCCACGTTACTGACCATGATGTTGCTGACTCTATGGGTATCGCTTACTATGCTTATAATAAGTTGGTTAACAGTGACTAAACTTTATAAAAGCAAGTCTTGGTTGTATAAAAGATATGTTGTGGAAAAGAAAACTATTGAAGAGATTGCCAAAGAAGCCGGAACAAGTCATCAGACAATATATAGATATCTTGTTGATGCAGGATTGATAAAGAATCAGAGGAAATGGTCATGAGAGAAACTAGTTGGAAGTTTATGTATTATCCAGACGGAATAACAGAAACATACCCCGTTAGTGAGAAAAAAGAAGAAGGGGGAATTGTTCCAAATAATGAGGTAGAGGAAGCCATACTAACTGAATGTTTAGAATTTGCGGCTTTTCTTATTAAAAAGAATAGAGCGTATGGAAACTCAGCATTAAAGCCATGCAGAATCATGTCGAAGGCAAATACTATTGAGCAATTATATGTTCGCATAGACGATAAATTAAACAGACTTATGAATGGTTCAGATTATCCCGGTGATAATGATATTCAGGATTTAATTGGATACTTGCTTCTTTTACAGGTTGCAAAGAAAGGATATGGTAACTAATGCCATCATATACATATTCATGTAAAACATGCGATGAGATTGTAGAAAAGATTGTTTCCATTGAACGCCGTGACATGGTAAAATGTTCTGTATGCCAATCAAAGTTGGTTAGAAGAATAGATAAACCGGGACTTGTTTGGTCACCTACTAGAAACGGCGGTCATTCAAGATAGTAGTTAGGAGAAGCCATGACAGTGCAAAGAAAGAAGAATGTTCAGAAGAACGATCCTTATTACTATCATCCAGAAATTACTGTGTTTTATGAAATCAAGCATGGTAATGATGAGATAACTGTTGGAACACCACTAAAGTTTAAGTATGAAAGGTCTATATTCAAGTTTATGAAAGCAGCACATAACTCTGCAAAGAATGTTACTTGGATAGACTGTATGGAAACAACAACTGGAGTTTTCAGATCTTTTTATGTTGAAGAATTAAAGGGTGTGGTTAAGCCTAAGCGAAAGAGGAAGAAAAGGATAAATGGCAACGGAACTGGAACTGGCTGATCGCTGGGAAAGAATAAATAAAGTAGTTGACCTTTTTTTAAAAGGTACAACTAATCCAACAACGATTGCTAAAGAGACTGGGTTTAAAAGAACAGAAGTTCAAGAGTATTTAAATGAATGGCGCTCTGTAGTCCACTCTGATCGTATGGTACAAAATCGTGCTAAAGAAGCCCTTGCTGGTGCAGATAGACACTACTCCATTCTTATAGAAGAAGCATGGGATGTTATTAGGCAGTCAGACCAACAAGGTTCTCTACCTCAAAAAACTGCTGGAATTAAACTTGTTGCCGAAATTCAACAAAAACAAATAGACATGCTACAAAAAGCAGGTCTTATTGAAAATAATGAAATGGCAGAACAAATTATTGAAACAGAAAGAAAACAAGAAATATTAGTTAAGATTCTGAAAGAAGTTGTTTCTCAGTGTAATCACTGTAAGAAAGAGGTTTTTTCTCGCCTCAGCGATGTTACTGGAAAGGCTGAGGGCTACTAATGTTTGATGATTTTATTCAAGCACTTGATGGTGAAGAGTTTGATGAGTATCCAGTTTCTATTGAAGAGTTTACTACAAGTGATAAATATTTAAGGTTGCCACCTCTTTCTGAATATCAGTATCAATGCATTAAAGCAATGACTCAGATATATAGAAAAGATACTTTGATAAAAATATTTGGTGAAGAAGAAGGTTTAAAAAGATATAAACAAACTTGTAATGAGGTAATTCTTCAATTAGGCAAAGGAAGCGGCAAAGACTACATGTCAACAATTGCCGTTTCCTATTTAGTTTATTTACTTCTTTGCCTTAAAGATCCAGCAAAATATTTTGGCAAACCTCCCGGTGATTCAATAGACATTATTAATATTGCTATCAATGCTGAACAGGCAAGAAATGTTTTCTTCAAAGGATTTAAAAAAAGAATTGAAGATTCTCCTTGGTTTGTTGGAAAATACCGTCCAACAGCACAGGCTATAACATTTGATAAGTCAATAACATGTCACTCAGGACACTCTGAAAGAGAATCTTGGGAAGGCTATAATGTTATTTGTGTAATCCTTGATGAAATTGCTGGCTTTGGAAACGAATCAACATCAGGTAACGAAAATGCTAAAACAGCACAAGCAATCTATAACATGTATAGAGGCTCAGTTGATTCACGATTTCCAGACTATGGTAAAGTAATACTATTATCATTTCCTAGATTTAAAGGTGACTTTATTCAACAAAGTTATGACCGTGTTATTGCAGATAAAGAAACAGTAATTCGCTCACATACTTTTACTATTGATACAGACCTAGATGATCCAGATGTTGATGAAAATAAATTTACAATAGACTGGCAAGAGGACATAATTAAGGCTTACCGTTTTCCAAGAGTTTTTGCTCTTAAAAGACCAACTTGGGAAATTAATCCAACAAGGAAAATAGAAGACTTTAAAAGTTCTTTCTTTAATAATACTGTAGATGCACTATCACGATTTGCATGTATGCCACCAGAAGCAGTCGATGCATTCTTCAAGTCAAGAGAAAAAATTGAAACATGTTTTTCTCAACCATACAATGGCGTTGATGATCTTGGAAGATTTTATGACTGGTTCATGCCAACAGATGATAAAGAGTATTTCTTGCATGTTGACTTAGCACAAAAGCATGATCATTGTGCAGTTGCAATGTCTCATGTTGATCGGTGGGTACAGATTAAAACATTCTTAAATCATGAAGTTATTAGTCCACTAGTTGTTGTGGATGTTGTTAGATGGTGGACACCAACGTCAGATAAATCTGTTGACTTTTCAGAAGTTAAACAATTCATTGTTGATTTAAGATCAAGAGGATTTAATATTAAGAAAGCAACATTTGACCGCTGGCAGTCACACGATATTCAAACAGAATTAAGAATGGTTGGTATTAATACAGAAACTCTTTCTGTTGCAAAGAAACATTATGATGACATGTCAATGTTAGTAGGTGAAGAAAGAATCGTCGGACCAAAAATCCCACTTTTAATAGATGAACTCTTGCAACTAAGAATTATTCGTGATAAAGTTGATCACCCTAGAAAGGGGTCTAAAGACTTATCAGATGCAGTTTGTGGAGCAATATATAACTCTATAACTGGTACTCGTAAACAAGTAAAAGAAACTGAGATAGAAGTTCATACATATAAACAATTTACGCGGGATAATATGATTGAGGATGCTAAAAAAGAATTTGAACGGGAAAGGAAAAACATTATTCAAGTTCCCGAAAATAAAGACAATCATGATCATTATTTTGGTTCAATAGGGATGATTTAAATGTTAAAAGAATGGGAAAACAAAGAAGACGCTATTAGAAGAATATCGGAACGTGACGGTTATCTTTGTTTTATTTGTAAAGAGCCATTTGGGAAAAAAGAAAAACCTACAATTGACCACTGGATTCCAATTTCAAAGGGTGGTAAGTGGGATATTTCTAATTTAAGACTTGCACACCGTTCATGTAATTTTTGGAAGGCAGATCGTGTTCCATTAAAAGATGGAACTATTCCAGAAAAACCAGAAAAATCCTCTCAGTTTAGAAATAAAAGAATTACTAAACAAAATCGTCCAAAGGTTTGTACATCTTGTATGTCTGGAAGATCATTAGGGCCAAATCAAATTTGTAATGTATGTAATTCTGGACCACAACCACCAGTATTTCCCGGCTGGGCAAAAAGAAAATCTTATAACTGTGACCATAACAAATACCACTGTTTTGCTTGTGTGGTTGGTTTTGTTGCAAGGAGAGCCTAATGGAAATGAATGATAGAGTCATTAAAAAAATGATTAATCAAGGATATATTGAGATTGCTGGAGTAAATGCTGTCGGTGATGAAATCTACAAATTTACACAAAAGTTTTATGACGAAAAACCAGAAATTATTGAGTATATTAGAACTACAGAATCAGATATTATGTCTTCCATATGGTTTAAAGGTTTTGTAGAATTAAAAATGGATGACGACGGTAGCATGTATATTTACTTGACTGAAAAGTCAGAGACATGGTATGATTCTGAGGAGTTAACAGAAGACGAAAAAGCCATGATGTATATCATCTACAGTACAGGAAATTTTTATGATTACAAAAGAAAAAAAAGATAATAGAAACGTAATTGATTTTTATAAGTATTGGGAAACAGATGCTATTAAGGCTGATCTTGACTCAAAAAGAAACTTATTTTCAGTTCTTGTAGAAAGAATTAATGGAGATTTTAATTTTTCTACTATTGTAAGAAATAACAACTGTTTCCTTGGAGAAAAAGTAATTAGATGCGGAATAAAAAGGTGGGATAAACGTGGAGCGGTTGGAGCAAATCATTACGAACATATTGAGTACGCTGAGTCAGCATCTGATGTTATTGCAGATTATAGGAACAACGGCTATCGTATTGTTGCCGTCGATAATGTGGACGGGGCAGTATCAGTAGATGAATATTTCTGGAACCCCAAGTCGCTTATGGTTTTTGGTGAAGAAGGGAGAGGAATCTCCGACGAATTACTTAAACTTTCCGACGATATTATCTACATCAAACAGTATGGATCTGTTCGTTCTCTTAATGTTGGAACAGCATCTGGAATAATTATGTACGACTACTGCTCTAAGGTGCTATAATATAGTCATGGCAGATACATATACACCCACAGATGCTATGGCGGCGGCAGGTCGCAGAGCAATCAAGTGGAAAGAAGAAGGTAAGGCTAGAG